CCGCATCGGCCGTGGCCGCAGGCATCAAACCCGGCGAACAACTCGAAACGATGCTCAAAGGCGTCGCCAACGTAGCCGCCGCCACCGGCGGAACCATGGAAGAAACCGGCTCGGTCTTCAACAAAGTCGCCGCCACCGGCAAAGCCTACACCGACAACATCAACCAGCTCTCCGATCGAGGACTGCCAATCTGGCAGGCGCTCGCCGACAAGCTCGGCGTCACCACCGACGAAGTGCGCGAGATGGCGTCGAAAGGCAAAATCGACTTCCAGACCTTCAGCGATGCCGCAGCGTCCGCAGCGGGCACCGTGGCCACCGAAATGGGCACCACAGTGCCAGGCGCGTTCGCCAACCTCAAGGCCAGCATCGGCCGTATCGGCGCGAACCTGCTCGATGGCGTGTTCGGCAAGCTCGGCCCTCTCATCCAAGCGGCCACCAAGGCGCTCGGACCCATGGAAGACATGGCCAAGGGCCTAGGCTCCGCCATAGGCGACGTGCTCGGCCCCGCCATAGACCGAGTCACAGGCTGGCTCACCAAGCTCGGAGAAGGGGCCGGAGGAATCACCGGCAAACTCTCCGGCATGAGCGGCGTCATCGCTCCGGTCGCCGCCGCCTTCGGAGCCCTTGGCCTGGGAGGTGTCGGACCGCTCCTGACCAAGATCCCGATCCTGGGCGAGGCATTCGGCGGTCTGGCAAATTCCCTGGGACTGATCGGTGGACCCGTGGGAGTGGCCGTGGCCGCCCTCGGCGGTCTCATCGCCACCACCCCGCGACTCAAGTCCGCTTTCGGAGCACAGCTCTCCGCGCTCTTCCAGAATCTGAAGAACACGCTCTCCGGCATGGGGCCAGCATTCGAGACGTTCAAGAAGACCCTGAGCTTGGCGTTCAAGGATGTCGGCCCTTCACTCATCGGGTCGTTGGAATCCGTCATCAACTCGGTCGGCGCGATCTTCCAGCAACTGATAGGTGTCATCCCGCAAATCGTCGAACCACTGCTGACCGGATTCGGCCAGATGGCGCCGGCCATCGGCCAGACACTGACCGCGATAGCGTCCGCAATCAGCGAGGTGATGGCCCTGCTGGTCCCACTGGTGCCGCAGATCATCACACCGCTGATGCAGGTGTTCTCGTCGCTGATGCCGGTCATCACCAACATCGTCAATGTGGTATTGGGCGCGATTCAGTCCCTGTTGCCGCCCATCACCACACTGATCGCCAACCTGCTGCCGGCCGTGTCGTCCATCATCTCCGCAATGGCACCGGTCATCACGGTGATTGGCGAAGCCATAGGCCAGGTCGTGACGGTCATCGTCAACCTCGTGTCCACGGTGCTGCCGCCAGTGCTGAATCTCATCCAGTCGCTGATCCCGCCCATCACCACGCTGATAACGAGCCTGCTGCCCCCGCTGGCATCCATCATCCAAGCTCTCATGCCGGTCATCACGACCGTGATGAACGTCATCGGGCAAGTGGCATCGATCATCGTCAACCTCGTGTCCACGGTGCTGCCGCCGCTGCTGGATGTGGTCAACGCGCTGATCCAACCGATTCTCAGCATGATCACCACCCTGCTTCCGCCACTGAACGCGGTGATACAGGCGCTCATACCGATCATCATGCAGATCGTGGCCGCCCTGGCCGAAATCATCGCACCGATCGGGCAAATCGTCGCCCAAATCGCCGGTGCGGTGATGCCCATCATCCAGCAACTCGGCTCCATCGTGCAAAGCGTCGCGAACCTCGTGGCATGGGCCATCAACTCGCTGCTGCTGCCCGCATTCAGCGCAATGGCACCGGCCGTCACCTCGGCGGTTGGCACCGTCAAGGCCGTGTTCAGCACAATCTCCGGCATCATCTCCGGCATCGTGAACGTCGTCTCCGGCATCATCTCCGGTAACTGGGGCCAAGTCTGGAACGGGTTCAAGCAGATCGTCAGCAGCGCGGTCAAGGGACTCGGCTCAATCGTCGGCGGCATCAGGGACACCGTGCTCAACGCGCTGTCCGGTGCCGGCCAATGGCTGGTCCAATCAGGCAAAGCCATCATCGACGGCCTGATCTCCGGCATCAAAGGCGCGATATCGGGAGCCAAGGATGCCGTCAGCGGTGCGCTGCAGTCCATCCGAGACCTGTTCCCGTTCTCGCCAGCCAAGGAGGGCCCGTTCTCGGGCAGAGGATGGGTGCTCTACTCAGGCCGCAGCATCACCGCCGCATTCGCCCAAGGCGTCACCGACAACGCCGGCAAAGCCGAAAAAGCGGTGCATGACGCCATGCAACGCGCACAATCCGCCGCCAACGGCGTCGAACTCGCCTACCGGTCCACCATCGGACGTACCGACACCGCCACTGCCGGATACGGCGGAGACCAACGAACCAATGTAACCAATATCACGCAGAACATCACCACCGTCCAGGACGATCCCCGCAAGCAGGCGCTCGCATGGGGCCGTTACGCAGGCAAGGCGTTCGCGGGAACAGGAGGAGTCTGATGAGCGCATACGATCTGACGCTCGGCACCGGACAGTCGGCCATCCGGTTCGACGGCGGTGCCGGCATCGTCGGCGCACGGCACGGCTGGGGCCTGCAGAACCTCACCGATTGGATGAGTCTGAGCGACGCCAAAAACGATGTCAATGAACGCGCCCTGCAGCACGGCGCGTTCGACCCCGGCCAGACCACGCGTCAATCGGCGCTCATCACCGCGACTGTCGCCTACGTGGGCAGCACCGTCGCGGAGCTCGAACAGGCGATATACGCGCTCAACGGCCTGACCGCAGAACCGGCAGCGCCCCTAAGGGCCACCTTCAGGGGCGCTGCCGGCGAAACCCACCGAGACATGACCAACATCGAGATCACGGTGCCATCGCATCGAGGACGAAGCCGGCTCTCCGACATCACAATCGACATGACCGCCATAGACCCACGCGCCTACGGCGCCGAATCCACCAACAGCACAGGCATGGCGGCGCACGGCGGAGGCCTGCGATTTCCCCTGACATTCCCCGTCAACTTCGGCACCCCCGGAACCGACGGACGAGTCAGGTTCACCAACACGGGCACCGCCACCACCTACCTTACGCTCGTCGTGACAGGCGGCATGAGCCAAGGATTCTCCCTCAAACGAGTCGAAACCGGCCAAACCATCACCATCAGCCGGCCCATCAACATGGACGATACGGTCACCCTCGAAACGTATTACGGCACCGTGCTGCTCAACAACCAGTCAAGCCTGAGCGGATTCCTCACGGAGTACGACTGGTTCCAATGCCCGCCAGGCGAAACCTGCACCGTCCAATTCACCCCACTCGGCACCGTCACCGGAACACCGACACTCACCATGACCGCAAGCCCCGCATGGTGGTAAACAAAAAGGAGAATCGATGAGAGTCAGAATATGCGACCTACGCACCGGCCGACGCATCCTCGACCTGCCCTACCTCAAAGCCGACTGGACCGGCGAATTCAACGGAGCCGAAACCGTCACCGCCACCGTCAGCGTCAACGACCGACGAATCCAAAAACTCGACCTCTACAACGCCTCCATACCCGGTCGCACCGCGCTCATCATCGAAGACCAAGGAGTCACCAACGGCGGCCCCATCTGGACCCGCCATTACGACCGCGACGCCGGCACCGTCGAACTCTCAGGCAAAGGCCTCTGGTCGTACTTCGGCCACCGCACCCTCCTGCCACTGATGAAAGACACGGACAAGCTCACCAACAGCGACGGCACCGCCAACACCGGATTCGACACCAACATCAAAAACACCAGCTACCAGACCATCGCCAAACGATGGATCCAACAATCACTCACCTGGACCGGCGGCAACCTGCCCATCACCTTCGAAGACGACATGGCCGGCACCTACGAACGCAACATCAAAGGAGCAGAGCTCAAACTCATAGGCGACCTGCTCATTAACCTCACCGAAGTCCAAAACGGGCCCGACATCCGATTCCAACCCCGCCTCACCACAGACGGCCTCGGCTACGAATGGCTCCTCAAAACCGGCAAGCCCCGACTCACCGGCAACACCACCACCATCTGGGACACCAGCCTGCCAGGCAACACCGTCAGCGACCTCACAATCAGCCAAGACGCCAACGACCTCGCCAACATCGTCTGGGAAACAGGCGGAGCAGCCAGCGACCAAGCAATCATCGAACGCGCAACAGACCACAGCTTCACTGGCCTCGGATTCCCCCTACTGGAAAAGGTCGAAAGCCTGTCCAGCAGCGTCACCGACCCCAAAACCGCGCTCGCACACGCCGTCGAAACCATCCGCACCAGCACACGCCCCCTCAACACATGGCAATTCAGCGTCCAACGAGACCAGCGGCTCGGCGAATACGACGTCGGCCACGACTGCGGGCTCATCATCCGAAACGACCAGTTCGGCATACCGGACGGCCTGCACAAGCTCCGCATCATGACCCTTCGCGGCTCAAGCGACAGCGACAAAATCGAAATCACCACAGGAGCCTTCAATGAGTGATCCAAAAACCTACACCGATGATTTCGCCAAATTCGCCGACCGCATCAACCGCATCGAAGCGTCAATCCGCAACCTGCGAGTACCCACGGACGGACAATTCACCCAAACCGTGAAAAAGATCCTCGCACTGTTCGACAGCCTCGACCAGCAAGTGGCCGACAGCATCAGCAAAAACAGCTATGACAAAGCCACCATCGACAGCAAGCTCCAAGACTGGAACTGGGGCACACTCACGCCAGGCCGAGGCGGCACCGGCACAACAAACGGCTACAACAACCTCTTCACCAAAGGCCAATGGAGAGCCGGATGGATCCTCACGGACGGCACCATCGGCACCGCGCAATCAAGCCGCAAAGTCAAGACCGATATCACCGATGCAGACCAATTCATCCCCATCGAGGCCCTGCGCAAAGTCAAATGGCAGATCTTCCGCTACATCGCGGATCTCAACGCCAACAACGACAGCGCCATGCCACGAATCGGCATGATCGCCGAAGACCTCGACTCCAACGGCCTCGGCATGTTCTGCACCTACGACGCAAACGACGAACCAGACGGCATCGACTACCAGACACTCAGCGTCGCCGCCCTCCGCCTCGCCCAGGATGCGGAAACCCGAATCGACGATTTGGCACAACGCCTCACACAACTAGAGAAAAGGAACCAACAATGACGCTCCGTAACGGATTTCCCGCAGTCAGCGACGCGGCAGACCAATTCGACATCCGCGCTGCACTCCGCGCCACCACCGCCCAGGACGCCAACGGCAACATCAAAACCGGCGTCAGCATCACCGCCAAAAGCCTCACCGGACTCGTCACGGCAGGGAACGGCATGAACAGCGACATCGCCGCCTTCGATGCCGTCACCAACCGATATGGCCCAGTCTGGCTCAGTAACGACGGCACCATCAGCGTCAAACACGCCGCCGCCCCCAGCGCCAACAGCCGCATCGACCTCATCTGCATCAAACAAAACGAAACCGCCTCACCAGCCAGCGACCCCACAGACGGCCCAGAAGCCATCATCGTCACCGGCACCCCAGCAGTGGATCCCGTTACGCCAGCAACACCAGAAGGAGCACTGGCCCTCGCCCGAGTCACCATCCCATCGACGGCGACCTCCATGACCTCCACCGGAGTCATCTACGAACAGATGTACCCCTTCACTGCCTCAGCCGGTGCCGATCTGCTCTTCCGCAGCGAAACCGAAAAAGACGCATGGACGCCATGGGAAGGGCAAAAATGCCGACTACTCGACGGCAACGAATACCAGGCAAAATCAGGCGTCTGGGTTTCCCTAACCCCGGCGGAGTACGCGCCGTATATCCAGTGCGCCGGGCATACGGTAACGACCGGTGATGACGGCACGTTCTGGGTGGGCGTCAAGTCTCCGAACGGCAAGCCTCCGGACTATGCCTCGTACACGGTCGGCCCTTTCGGCACCGGGTTCAATGACGAGGACGGCATCATCGCCCACCTATGGGACGTGACCGCCACCGGAGTCCGGTTCCGCCTCTACACGACGCGCTATCAGCGGTGGTGCGGCAAGACCGCGATCTTCGGCAAATGGATCGCCGTATGGCGCCGCTAGCTGAACGTGACACCGTCGGGGATTGGCAAGGTGCGAGGCGTGTGCATGCACCGGTCTCCGTTGGACAAGCCGCCGACGACCATGATGGTGCCGTTCGCGTTCCAAGTCGCTTGTTTCGCCCAATTGCCGACTGGCAAAGCCCACAGGCAGCTGAGAGACACCGCCTTGGACGGTTTCACTCCCGACGCGTATTGGAACACCGGGTAATCGTGGCTCAGGTTCACCGTGCTCTTGAACCCGCTCAAGTCCACGTGGAACAGTCGATTACGCTCGTCCACGACGATCTGCATGCCGCCGCCGTAGGCGTCAGGCTGGAATGATTTCGTGTCCTGCCACTTGAATTTCGCGTACAGGAGCGGCTGGGTTAGGGAAAACTACGCGGGCATGGGGTCGGTGGTGCGCCATACGCCGGTGCATCCCGCATA